ATGGGTCGGTATTTCCAATCGGCGTAGGCTCGTAGGGAGGTGAAGGATCGACAGAGAGCTCCAGGAGCCAGTTCCGCGCATAACTCAAAAAAGCGGTCTCGAGTCTCTGCCAGGATGATCTGACGCCAGACATCGCGAGCTTCATGAACTCCCCTTCCATCTGGTCGCTCAAGTCCCCCAGCAACAACATCTCCATCTTTCGTTGCATAATCAAACATCTTCTCCGGTGTCCTTTGGCCACCCAGTATATTTGGGTGACATCCCCCCACATCAAACTGACGAGGATTCCGAGTTCTGTATTCTCTTCCGAAGTCCACAAAAGCATGCAGATGAGTTCCTCCATCGTCGTGATTTTCTCGTCCAATGATGCACTCAGCTCCAAGGTCGCTAAGCATGTTGCAAACTTCGAAAGCATCAAGATCCCCACATTGAGCGTATGTGAGGAGAGCGTATCGTCGAGCGAAGCGGAAGGCCATAGTGATGACATAATGATTGACAGGAAAGATGGTTTAATGTTATACCATCTTTCCATCCTGTCACTGTCAGGGTGGCCCACCGGGTATAAATACCCCATCAGTTCCCCTTACCCCTCTTCAAACCCTCTTTCACATGCCCATCATGCCTGCCCCCTCATCTGTCCCGTTTTCACGTGATTGTTTTGTTTGTCTCGGCAATACCCCTCGTCAAGTCACCGGACTTGTTATAGTCACACTTTGCAATGGCTGCTTTCAGGAGATCTTCTCGGAGGACGACGCGTCGTCGTTATCGTCCTCGTCCTCGTCGGGTGATTCGCCGCCGCACTCTCAGATACCGCCGGTCATACCAGAGGTCCCGGATGTCCCGTCGCCGGGTTCTTAATATCGCTTCCAACAAAAAGAAAGATAACCGACTTCTTTGGAATAATGTTGCCAACAACACTTTGGCTATGGCCCAAGGTCCTATTGTCCTCACTGCCGGAACCAACTATATCATTCCCTATGTCGTTACAGCTATGGATGTCGACAAGGCAAATGCCTACCCCTCCACCTCGTATCGCGAAAGTGATCACGTTTACATGCGTGGATACAAGGAAACCCTTAGGTTCAACTTTACCAATGGCGCTGCTTGGCAGTGGCGTCGTATTGCCTTTTGCATGAAAGGCGAACGTATCTATCAGTACTCTACTACGAATGTCGCCCTAAATTTAGAAACATCCCCGAACGGCTGGGTTCGTTCAGCTACCCAGGCTAACGGTACTCCACTTGGCAACGAACTACTCAACATTCTCTTTGACGGAACTCTTGGCGTTGACTGGGATGATCTTTTTTCAGCCAAGGTTGACACAGCACGTGTTGATCTTAAGTACGACCAACTTCGATCTCTTCGTGGCGGCAATGGTGAGCCTAGATGGCATACTGCTAAGATATGGCATCCCATGAACAAGAACTTCATCTATACTGATGATGAGAACGGAAACAATCAAACTCGGTCAGTCTGGCATACCGATGCCAAGCCTGGCATGGGTGACTACTACATTGTGGATTTCATTCAATGTGCTAGTAGTACTACTGGATCAGGCTCCCTTAACATGGAGGGTTGCCTTTACTGGCATGAACGTTAGACAGTGCGGTTAGCACTGTATTCACACTGTGGTTAGGGTTAGGGTTAGGGTTAGGGTTAGGGTTAGGGTTAGAGCGCAGCGTGCCTCCGGCTGAGGAGTGCCTTGAGCGAGCATACGGAGTATGTTATTTAGAATAGCGGACGGTTAACAAATACAAAGACGCAATTCTCATCCAACCAATCAGCATCTGCCCCCTTGTGTGTACGGGGGTCATCATTTGCCAACCAAATGGCTGGCTTGCCCCAGTTGATCAGCTTCTTCCCTCGGTACTTGTCTGTGGCGTAGAACTGTTGCTGATGTCCAAGCCAGAACTTATAAGCATGAAAGAATTCCAAACCACCTTGCATGTCGTCGAAGATAGCATAATCCACATCTTCCTCAAACTCATCCAAACAGAACAGTCCACCAAAGTAAGCATGCTTCTGGCGTAAGGAGCGTGCCCACATGGTCTTACCCAACCGGGTTGGACCCACAACAATCAAAGACTTGCCACGTCGTCCAGGGTGATATCCCTCCAAATTCTCTTGTACCCAATCAGCGAGCTCTGGAAATTCTGATGTGTCGAAACGTATGCCGGGAGGTGACTCGTACGGACCACGAATGGGTCGGTATTTCCAATCGGCGTAGGCTCGTAGGGAGGTGAAGGATCGACAGAGAGCTCCAGGAGCCAGTTCCGCGCATAACTCAAAAAAGCGGTCTCGAGTCTCTGCCAGGATGATCT